CTTGAAAATCTCCCTCTCTTATTATTTTTTTGCCTTTTCAATATCCTCTCTAAGACTTGTAAAACCGTTTATATCCTGAACAAAGGATACAAGAGAATCGTATTCTCCTGGGCAATCTACAATAGCCTTTAAAAGTGATTCCGGAGTTTTTTTGCCATAGCTGTCCTGCAAATCGGCATCATATAAATTAGGGTAAACTACAGACATAGCTGTAATTTTACTTAAATACTTGTTTACATTAAGTCTGTATTTGCCACCCTTTTCCTCCATACACTCCTGTCTTATATCCTCATTTTCCTCTGTAGTAATATGTCTAATCTGCCACATAACCACATTACCATTTTCATCTTTTAAGGTACTGCATACAGGCATTTCCCTGTTTTCCCTATTCTCTTTATTGCATTTAAAAAATAACTCCATTTCTCCCATAGTCTATCCCCTTTCTCTTATTTCCTTGTGACTATAACTATTTAACTGTAAATGTGTACACTCTGCTGTCATCAGGTGAGTGGCATACATTTGATTAATCTCTAGTGCTATGTTGCAAGGCACATATTTTTCAAGTAGCTGTTTTATAGCCGGCAAATACTCTCGCCCCTCTGATGCTACATTTATTTTCAAATTGTATTCATCAGTAAATTCATACTCCACACCAGAAGAAAATTTTGTCAAAAGTGAAATCAAGTCCTGTTTTCCTTTTCTCATTTCAGCTAAAATATTGTATCGCCTTAAAGCTACAGAATTTCCCTCTCCATTAATGCCAAGTATTTTTTCCATACGACTTAAACCTTGATTTTCTGCTGTAGTCACAAAATTTTCTTTCATAAAATCAGTAATAGCCCTTTGTATTTCTTCGTTCTCTATATCAAAAGCCGAATTTATAATTCCAAATTCCTTTACATTTCTAAGAAATAAAGGCAAATAGTCATTTAAAGCCATATCCTACACCTCCATATTTATAACTGGTGTGCCACATATTTCATCATCAGCTAATACAATGTTGTGTTGACCCTCAATATTCAGCTGTGCAATAGTAGTTATGCCCTCAATATTGCATACTCTTGAAATAATCTGCAAACTGCTTACAGTAATGTTATCTGTACTGCTGAATTTAGAATTAAGCTCATTAAAATACTGGGTTACAGCCTGCTTTATACTTTCCTTAACATTGTCCTTTGAATACCCCGAGCCTAAACTTACACTAATATTTATGGTTAGCTTTCTAGCCTTAGCACCTACTACATTTACTCTGTGACCAATAGGTGCTACACCTTTGCCACAACCTGTGCTGTCTGCTGGGTCCAGTTTTTCCTTTACGGAATTACAAAGTTCACTAGACGGAACACCATTACTGCTGTCAAGTATAATTACCTTTACAGTTCCACCTCCGTCATATGCTCTGATTGCTCTTGCCTGTCCTACACCACTTATAGCCTTTGCCCAGTTTATGTAATCAGCCTTATTTCCACCATAGCCCTTACTTCCTATATTTTCAAAATATCTGGCTCTGAAACTTTCTGTGTCCTCCTCATCTTCTCCTTCTGTAATAACAGAAGTAAGCATAGCTGACACAAGGTATGGATTGTATTCTATGGGAATAAGAGTTCCAAACTTGGTATTTCCTACACTTCCTGCTGTGTCACATTTTAGTTTGTAAATACCCTCACTTATTTTTTCTGTAACGGTGTATCTCAAGTCATCAAGGGCAAATTTATCTCCAATGTCAATGTTCCCCTGAAACTCTCCCTTGAGAATGGCATTGGTAGCTTTCTTAGGCTCAAGACCTATTTCCTTTGCCCTTAAAACTAAGTAATCTCTCTGTGCTGTATCAGCAAAGGACTCATTAAGACAGTTGTCTAAAGCAACATAAATCTGAGCTATTTCACTACATACAGGGGCAACAGCATCATATATTACAGACCCTTGTCTTTTATCTACATTACTGGGAACATTGGCAAGAACTCTGCTCATTATTCTTTCATAAGTTAAATTTTCGTACATTTAATTCCCCCTAAAATTCAAATTCCTTTTCTATTTTCACATCACCCATAGACGAAACAACTGTAAATGCTACAAGTACAGAACCCTTTCCCTTTGTAATGACAAAATCTGTCACACTTTCTATTCTGTCATCAATTAATAGTGCTTCTTCAATTCTGCCTTTTATAACAGCACATACATAGGAAATAGGCTTTCCTATAAGGTCCTTTATTTCAATACCATAATTTCTGGAATATATAATGTAGTCATATCTGTCAGTAGAGAGAATACAATATATACTCTGCCTTAAAGCCTCCAAACCGTCACAATAGCCTTTTACTTCTGTACTTTTAACCCTGTAGGTATAACTAGGGCTTTGTGTAATTTCTTCTGATTTTATTACTTCCGGTGTCACACTTATCCCTCCCTGTCTAACACAATGTATCTCTGACCACCTTGTTGTCTTAACATAATTACGGTGTCTTCTTTTTTAAGGCTGTTGTCTATTTTCATAGCTACAGTTCTGTCATCTATATGGACATTTATTGTCCTTTCTCTCAAATGTTCAGCTACAGTAATAAAATCCTTTGTAAGAATAAGCCTTTGCTCTGTTTCTATTTTTAATGGACTTTCATTTATAACCTTTCCAAAAACAGCCTCCAAAGGCTTTTGAGAATTAATAGCCTCCTGTGCCAATATTTTTACAGCATTACATAAATCACTCATTTAAAACACCTCCATCAACAGTAAGCCACATATACTCCTCATTATCTTTGTAGGTATGTTCACACTCTCTGACAGTAAATCTGTTGTTAAGTACAAAATCCCCAATATCTAAATTGACATTTATAATAGTTCCTGCCCTCATTGAAATATCTCCAAAGGTACATATTTTCAAAGTTCTGGACTTTGTTTTGCATTTGTTTAAAAGCATATTTGCATAGGCATTACCATCTATATTCTCTCCAATATGCTCATAAAGTTGCAAAAGTCCCCATTCCTTTATTTTTTCAGTATCCTTGGCTGTGTATACATTACTGATATGAGTATATTTTGTAGTTTT